TCTCTATCTAGATCATTTCTCGCAATTTCCTTCTTCATTTGAAAATACTTAACCATGAAGAAACCAAGTAAACCAGACACAACCATGACTACTAATGTATTACTATCCATTTTATATCTCCTTATTATCTAGAATAATCATCTGCAATTCTAACTATGTCATTTTCTTCAAAAGACTCACCAAGTTGAACCTCAACAAAAACTAAAGGTTCTGTTCCATTATTTTCTATCCTGTGTTTTGCACCAACTGGAATATTTAACACATCACCAGTTGTGACATTATCCACAGCAATGTCATCTAAAGTAAATATTCCATTACCAGATACCACCACCCATCTTTCACTTCTCTTGTGATGATACTGATAACTCAATCTATGACCTGGATTTACTGTTATTCTTTTTACCTTTGTATCAGTACCAGAATAAAGAACTTCAAATTTGCCCCAAGGTCTTTCTTCAACATATATTCCCATATTATCCTCCACTTGTCAAATCCACCAATTCACACTTATCACCACTACATGCAAAGGTTTGAGTTCCTACTGTCTGATCAACCTTTTCATATTTTGTGAGTTCACTCCAGTCCACATCCTTTGGCATCTTCTCAAGGATTGCTTCGTATAGTTCCTTTGTAATATCCTGATATGGTGCTTGACGATATGAGTGATCTGAGTGTGGCAAGAACGAAATACCACTGATCTCGTCAAAGTGCTTGTACACCCAAGCACCAACCTCCATCCACTCGTGTTCCTTTACAGTCACAGTGATTGACGGCTTGTGTTCACACCAATTACGCTGATATGCTAACCAAAGTTCTAGATGCTCAATAGCAGTCATATCGTTACGAGTAACTGATCCCTCTGCCTTCATTGGGAATGAGAAAACCATAACTGAGTCTGGCTTCATGACACAAGGTTCGTGGGGGAAACCTTTGTCGATCATGAGTTGACACAGTGGATCTTTACGATCTGCACGAACAGTACGGATGTAATACTGGTTGTGTCGAGCATGGATACCAGATGCAGCATCGGTGAGTTGTGATACAGTACCACTTGGCTTGATGCAAGTGATTGCTGCTGCAGCATTAATGCCTAACTTCTTTGCCCATTCCTTATTGGTATCAACTGCATGTTGCTTTAGATTTTCAAGGTTTGCCTTAAGACCGTGTTGATCGCGCATCATTGCATTATCAAGAATACCTGTGAGAGATACACCTAGTAGTGCTTCTTCTTCACAATTCTTTCTCCACTCTGATGAAAGATATGGGAAATGCAACATTGATGCTTGCCATGTTCCAAGAATTGCAGCAAGTTTAACCTTACGAGCAAGACTCTCCATAGTATCGTTTGTTCTTACAATTACTTCTGTTAGATTGCAGAACTGACGATCTCGTAGAATAATTTCTGAGCAAGGATTTGTACCGAATTCATAACTTGGATCACGACGATCACCAAGTTTGGCTACCGTCTTTTGGCAAGCGTCACGATTGAAGATACCACGCTCACCACTCTTGCTCTTGTAGAGAGATACCCACTCTTCCATAAATGTACCAATTTCTGGCTTCTCTTTGTAGACGACGCTATTGTTCGCAAGTGCTCTTTGAGAATTAGCCTCCCACCATGCGCCAGTCTTAGCATCACGCATTCTTTCGTCCGTGAGATTCGATAGGCTAATAAGAGCGGATCTACGCACGCCTCCGACCACAACAACTTCCGCAATCTTACAGACGAGATCGTGGCATTCGATGGAGGTGAGTTTGCGTCCAGCACTTCTTCTAAATGTATCCACTGTGAACCTAAACAGATCATCCAGTGGCTTTGGACCAGATGCACGACCTCCAAAAGTTTTGAGTCTGGCACCAGCAGGGCGTATCTTAGATAAGTCCCATCTTGGAATTTGACCACCAATGAGTAAGGAGACAAGTTCCTTGTAAGCTTTAGCCCAACCAGCCTTGCTGTCTTGTACAATGATCGTCGTATCTGAGTCAGTAAACTCTTCAGCGACTGTAGGTAGTTTATCGACATAATGACGCTCCACTGAGAAACCGACTCCGGTTCCACACATAAGAATATATAGAATTTCATCAAAAGCACGAACACGATTTATTGCAACATATGAGCAGTTATAACCAGCAGTGTTATCACGATCAAGTGCTTCTCCTGCTGTCATAAGCGCACGCATAGAAGGCATAATCTCTTGTTGAAGAACTGCTTGACGGAGTTCTTCACGAGTTGCTTTATCCAACTTGCACATGGTATTTTCCTTAAGGTGCTTATCAAAGTGTTGGAAATACCTATCAACTGTTTCTTCCCATGTTTCTCTACGACCTTCGGTTTCTAACCATCGGCTGTAGCGTGAAAGATGAATGAATTGTTGATATGAAGTTGGTAATTGCATATATTTCTCCTTTGTGTGCTAAAGTATACCTTCGCTTGTGAGTTTGTCAACTATTTAGATCAGAAAGTTCCACCATCTACAGAACCAACCACACTTGTTGTAAAATTACCAACAAGATCAGTTATTCCATTAGAATAGGTCGCATTCAAATCATTATTTGTATTTAAGTCTAGATTGATAATGTATGGTGTTGAAGAAACCATTTGAAGTTTCTTGTACCAAGCAGAACCATTCCATACCCATGTAATTTCATTAAAGGTGTATTCTTGATTTAATATTGGATTTGCTGGAAAGTCTAGCATGTTTTACCTCAGATAAGTTCGAACCAAGACAGATCAACAAAACAAACAGCACCGGAGTTTATTGGTGTAAAAGTCAAAACAAATGTGTCAGACACACCTGCTTGTGTTCTACCTAATTGAAAATTGAAATCATTTATACTAGAAAGACTAAGAGAACCACTACTACTAATATAACCACCAATGATATCATTACCACCAGATACTCCTGTTGCAGTGATATTGTAATCAACATTTCCATTATAGTGAGTTGACCAAGAACCACCAGTTAATGTTGGATTTAATAAAATTCTATATTGAACTGTATCTGGTTTATTTGCGCCGGTTTCGTTTAATACTGCACTAATATTTGATGGAACGATGACACTATCCAATCTATTTGAATTCAAACGCAAAGCAATCATTGGATATTGAGTGCCAGCAGTAGTAAGCGTAGTTCCAGTAGAACCATTTCTAGTGACATTATATCTTCTAGCAAATCCTTCATATCCACCTTCAGACATAACAGATGAACAAATACTCTTCATAGTTGAAGATGAAGATGTTGTTCCTGTATTTTCTATTTCATATCTAATTGGTAAACATGCAGTTGTCATATAAGTTGTTCTATTTAAATTATCATTGTGAAACACATGTGCAACCACTGGTTTTCCATCAACAAAGAATCCACAACGAACATCACCTACACCTAACCATTCAATATCCATCCAAAAAATATTCGCTTTTGTGACATCTAAAGTTCTACCAGATGGACCAGTTCCATCAAACTTATCAGTATTCCAGTCACTTTGATTTACTTCGGTGAACACATCATTAGTATCTATTGACTGTGATGCAAGAACTATTCTAAGTTGCGTTCCATTCTGCTCAAAATAGACACCATTCAAAGGTGTTCCTGCATTTGAACTAAAGTAACCAACTCTTTGTCTTAAGTTTGCCTTTGGTGTTGCAAATGCAAAGGTAGAAATAACCAATAATGATTTTCCTGGTTGATAAGCAAATACTCTTTTTGTTTCTCTGTAAACTTTGGAACCTGATGTAGTAGTTACAGACATATTAATAACACTTTCACTATTGATGAATGTACTGGTTCCACCACTTGCAGTCAATGTGTCCCATTTATCATTCTCTTGATAACGGTGCTGTGAATCAAACAGAGTAAATGGTTGTGATACTTTTAATCTGTTGAAACCATCAACAGCATTGTCAACAAACCCAACTTTATTATCAAAAAGGTAACTCATATGATTCTCCATCCGTTTCTATAAATGAATTGTAAGGAACCATTGTCAATGTTTATTGCAGCGGAATCCTCGTTGTCTATTTTATCTGAACCACTACCGACTACTACTATTCTTCTGTAAAATCCTTTTCCCGCATTACCCGATTCGTCTTTTACTACAAAAGTTTTTCCTGTTGGTGCTGATGCAGGTAGAGTGATTGTTGCAACACCGTTATAATTTACACCAATATAATAATCTGTAAGTTTTACTGTATGTGTTGCAGTTGTAACTTGTATTGCATTTGGTAGAGTATCTCCACCGGATAAATCCACCCACTGCTTTGTGTCACCATCATCAACATAGGTGTAAAGAATACCCGATGTACTATCCAACCATCTGTGACCGGGTGTTGATGTGCTTGGGGGTGGTGTTGCTGAAAATGTAAATCCACCACTTGTTGAATGTACAGTTACTTTTGTTCCGTCTGGTGTTACTTCAAAACCAGATCCTGTAAAGTTTATAGAACGGAGATTCTTTACTGCCTTCTCCGCTTCAACATAAATGTCTACATTTCCACCACCACCAGAACCATAGGCATGTTTTGATATTTCACTTGTTACTTTATTATTAAATTCTTCTAGGTACTTTGTATCAAGAGATAGGTGTTTCTTTACATCCTCATATGCCAAGGGGTAAGATACAGATAATAACCCCGAGTCTCCGGGTTCTCCTTTGTCGCCCTTCTCACCTCGTTCTCCAGTATCTTTGCCGGATAATCCAGGATCACCTTTATCGCCTTTATCACCTTTTTCGCCAGGTTCTCCTTTTTCTCCTTGTTCACCAGCAGGACCGATATCTCCACGATCCCCTCTTTCGCCCGTGTCACCCTTCTCACCTTGTATTCCTTGAGGTCCCTGATCACCCTTTGAACCCTGTTCTCCTTGTTCGCCCTTATCGCCCTTTGGTCCTTGTTCTCCTTGATCACCCTTATCTCCTTTATCACCTTTTTCGCCCTTTTCTCCTTGAACGCCTTGTTCACCTTTATCACCCGGCCAACCAGTCCAACCGGTTTCACCTCTCTCACCAACATCACCTCTATCGCCCTTATCACCTAGCATTCCGGGCAAACCACGATCACCCTTATCTCCCTTTGGACCGGGTAAAGGTTTAATTTCTTCTCTTAATTGTTTTGCTAATTCTTCTTTTAGTGATTTCTTTAAATCTTCAATTAATAAAGATGGGGATTCTTCTTTTGGTTCTTCAATGAGTATTTGTTTTGGTTGTTCTTTAATATTTTCAAATACTTCATTTATAAACTTTTTGTTACCCTTTATAAGAAGAACAGAACCATTGCTATCTTTTAGATAAGTTTCTCCAATACCCCAAGTAGATGTTGAAAATGTTGGAGTTGATTCTGTGATTACGGTAAAAACTTCTCCAGGTTCATATACTGAAAGATTTGCTACAAGACGAACTTTTTTACCAAATTCAAAGTTTGCTTCTGGTAAATTTATAGACTCTTGTTTTTTATTAAATTTGGAGAAATCCTTCATATGTCTATTTATTTTAAGTTAAATGTTTCCAGCAAACCGGGAAGAGAGGCTCAATAATATTTGAAATTGCTGCCGCAAACTGCTGAACTTCCCATTGGGCATGAGCGTCTATTCGCTGTTTAAAGACACGGGCGAACGCTGAGAGCGATCCTGTCCACCACCACTCGGTGTAGGTTCCCTGTGGCAATATAGCGCGTGCTTGTTCTGGAGCAACCCCTCTTTTTAACAAATTATTATATACATTTATACAGTCTACCATGCAGGGAACATACATTTGATCAATATCTGTAGTATCTTCTATAAAATTTGAACTTCCCTGCTTTGCACCATCAGTAGGAGCATATCTCCATCTAGGCGTATAGATCTCTGGATGAAATGTAACATAACGACGAGAAATCTCATTTTCTGTAAAACCAACCTTATGTTTAAAAAGTTGAGTTCTTACAAATATTGGTGCTTTAATTCTTAAAGTTATTTGTGGATGTGAGAACGGTGTCCAGTGATTGTGCTTAGCCAAGTAAGAAATTAGTTTTTCATCTCTCTCACCAAATTCTTCACTCTCTTTATTGAAAGAAACTCTAGCAGCATTTACTACTGTTAGATCATCTCCCATATGAGAAACATATTGCACAAATCCATTATCAAGAACTCTAATCTTATCCGTAGTACTGGTCATCGTCATAAAAATCACCTTCACTTTCTTCATCGTCACCTGGGTAAAAATCATCTGGACCGTAAGGACCATTATCATTTATTTCTTCTGTTATGTCTACACTATCGCCAGTTTCTGCAACATTTCTTTCTTCTAAACTAAAATCGTTTATAATCACACCTGTTAAGTCTTCTGCATATTCAACTGCTTTATTAAACAACTCAGGATTTACACTCCTTAAGTATTCCATAACAGCAAAACAATATGAAACAATTGGGTGTTCTATGTGGAAACTTTCTTCGTTTTCTGATTCTGACATGTTTAAATCCTCTTCCATTGTTGAAGTTTTAACTTTGCTTCCATTCCCGAGTAAGAATTTTCAATAATAATATTTTGTAGTTCTGTGTTTGTATAGCCATTCAGGATCATATCGTTAATATCTTTTTGTTCTATGTTACTTGGCCAAATACAAACAGTTCTTCCATTATTTATTAATTTTTCTATTTGAACGACTACTTGTTTGTTTCTTGGTTCGTTATCTATAATGAAGATTAAATCTTTATCCTTCAATGGATCTGGAATGTTAGATCCATCATTCAATCCAATCATTGCAACACAATTGTCAAGAAACAGAGAATCCAACGGACCCTCTACTACAAAATACTTCTTATCATCATTCAAACGACAGAACCCATACCAGAGTCTTTCAATACTCTTATCTGCTTTAATTGTGATATAACGAATAGCATTCTTGCTCTTTGATAATGTTCTACCCTGAATAGCAATTACACGGTTTTTTGTATTCAATACAGGAATTACAAGACGAGGTTCTTTTTCAAGTTTGACTTCAGGATCTAGTTTACTTGCAAGAGAACCGAAGTCATCCGTATAGTATAGGACACTGTAAAACTCTTGTGGAATTTTTCTACCTGTAACAAATTTTCTACACGGATGATCTTCGTCCAATTCATCAATTCTCTTCAATCCATCAAGAACATTATCAGAAATATTGAACTTTGGTTGTTCAAATTTAAATTCTGGTTTCTTGTAGTTTGAATTACCATTTTCTCCATTCTTCCATCGTTCAAGAGAATATTCTTTGCAAAGAGCAGGTGATACAGATTCTAGGAATTTATACATTGTGGTTGATACTCCACAATTATGACAACGATAAAACATATCGTTGTTCTTTGCAAAGAAGAATCCTCTAGCCTTGCTCTTATTCTTCTTTGAATCACCACAGATAGGACATCTGCAATTTGCAAGATTCTCTTTCTTCCAAGCAAACTTTGGAAGCATTGGAGAAACCATGTTAATGAATTTTTTATCAATAATTAAAGACATTATCTTGCATTTGGAAAGTTATACTTTGCCCATTCACGCCACTCTGGAAGTTCTTCATCACGAATATTTGGTAATGCTGCTAAACGCTGCTCTAATGTGCGAGTATCATCATCACTTACAATCTGAACTTGCTTCATTGTAATTTCTTCTACCATAGTATCTCCTTAATTAGTCCAATCTTCTGATTTTTTAAATTTACGAACACTAAATTTGGAAGTGTACTTATTATCATGCCCTTCCGATCCAACATCTTCATCCTCTCCAGTCCCAGTCAATCCATCTTGTGCTGATGCATCAAGATTGTATAGTTTCATCTTTGCACGATTGATACCAATAACAAACTTACGATTGCTCGCAAGATCATTATACCGATTCTTCAACTGCTTCACCATGACTTGATTTCTCTTATCAAGTTCTTCAGTTGCAATAATTGCAAACATGAAATCTGCTGTTGCTGGCAAACCAAATGACTCTGAAGTATTCTCAAGACCGAAATCGGTATTGTTGTAACCTTCACGATTCACCTGAGTTGCAGAGAACACCGGAACACCAAGTTCAACTGCAAGACCACGAAGTTCTTCTGCAATTGACTTAATGTAAGTATAGGAATTCACAGAACCACCCTGCTTCATACGGGCAGATGCACAAATGTTCAGATAATCAATAAAGATGATATCAGGAACAAACTTCTTCTTGAGTTTCAATTCATTGACAAGATATCTGAAGTGATTCACATGTGCAGTTGCAGTTGGATATTCCTTGATGATAAGTTTACCAGTAACTCCTCTAGTTGCATTGAATAACTTCTTTGCATAAACTTGCTTTGGTAAGGACTTTAGTTCATCAATTGTAATATCCATGATATTGGCATCGATACGCTCTGCGATTCTTTCTTCTGCCATCTCACAGGTGATGTATAATACATTCTTGTTTTGTATCAAACAATTTGCTGCTTGGTGACAGAGGAATAGAGACTTACCAACACCAGTACCTGCGATTACGATGTTTAGAGTTTTTGTAGCAACTCCTCCCTTCGTAATATCATTGAAGAACTCCAAATCAAATGGAATCTTCTTTTCTACCGTATGATAGAATTCATATCGCTTTTCTGAATCCTTGATATAATCGTGACCGATATTTGTATCAAAAGATACTGCTAAAGCATCAGAAAGAATAGATGGAAGTGCTTCCTTCGTATGTGTTTGTGACTTTCCATCTATGATATGAATCGATTCAAGGATTGCATTATAGATTGCTTTATCCTTGCAGAACTTTTCTGTCTCATTCACAAGCCACTGCTCATCCTGTTCAGAGGTTGAGTAGTCGTTAATTTTCTGCAACATAGAATCATACTCTTGTTGAGTTAGATTCTTGTTGTTAGAAAGATCTACCAGTAGTGCTTCTTTAGTGGGAAGTTTGTTATACTTAGAGACAAATTCAGATATAGTCTTATAGATGACTTTATCTTCTTTTGTTTGGAAGTACTCATCCTTTAGGAATGGTACAACCTTTCTAGTATAATTCTCGTTGTAAAGAAGATTTTCTAGAATTACTTTTTCAACAATAGAATTCATTCTTCAGTTTCTTGTTCGCTTGCTCCTGCTCCGTACTTGAACTCGACTGCAACCGCTGCTTCGAGTTTTTCCATTACTTCCTTGGTAAAATACTTCTCTGGCTCTTCGATGAGGTTCTTCTCGAATGCCTTGCTACCATCTGGAAGTTCAATACGGGTTGAAACCTTCTTGAATATACCATGCTTTAGTGCCAAGTCAACAAGTCCGTAGTACTTATTTAAACCACTATCGTAGTTCAACTTAACATCTACCATCTGGTTTTCCTTAGTAAGACGACTCTTGTACAACTTGCAGTGAATAATGTTACCAACTACCTGTCCTTCTGAATTCTTATCCTTCTTCTTTGAAAGATAAACAATTGTAGAAGCAGCATACTTTAGACCAGAACCACCTGACATTTCCTTGGTTGGAACATAAGAACCAACAACATCATAGGTATGATTAGTCATTAGTAGAGGAATACCAGCCTTACCTAACTTAAGAGTAAGTACACGGAAGGTGCTCTTGATAACCTGTGAGCGGGTCATATCACGAACTTCCTTACCCTCTGCAGTATCTGCCATTTCCTTACTGGTTGACAACATACCAAGTGAGTCTAGAACAACCATCATTGGCTTACGATCTTCCTTTGATTGCTCCATATACTTGTCAAGAATCTTGATAAGTTGTAGACGGAACTCTTCAATAGTTGCTACAGGGAACACAGCAACTTGCTTAGAGTTAACACCACGACTGATAAACATATCAGAAGTAACCGCTTGCTCTGTATCGAAGTAAAGAACAATACCATCCTTGCGATCCTCAAGGAACTTCTTCACAATACCGATTGAGAAATAAGTCTTACCAGTTGCAGACTCACCTGCTAGAGCAATGATCTTATTGTCAGGAATACCACCATAAAGTGAACCTGAAACTAGAGCATTGAATGCATAAGAACCTGTATCAACAAATCCCTTTACATCGCTTCCTTCAAGACCATCCTCAACTAGTCCTGCATACTCATTACCAGAAGACTTAATAATATCATCAATAAATCCCATATTAATCCTTTCTCAAATTGTTCCTGCTTGTACCGCTTTTTCCAACATATACGACGCTTCACGACATTTCTTTCTCTCTTCAATCAACTCATTATAATAGTCTAGACTTGCTTTCTTATCTCTTTGAGATCTATTGATATAACTCTCAAGATCAAGAAGACGATTCTTAACTAATTGCTGAAGATATTCTACTAATTCATTCTCTTTCATATGAATAAACTCTCCAATGTTGTCCTTCTCTCAAGATCCCAACCTATGACCTTAACGATAGTAGAGAGAGGTTCTATAAAGCTCTTTTCGAACTGCTTATTGTAGTCAATGTAGTTATGCAGTTCAAGTTCTTTTGGCAAAGTATTTGTAAACGAAATGACATGTTCACCAATTGGATTTGGTGTTTTCAAATAAACAAACTTGACCTTTTCGCCATCTTTAATTACAGAATACTTCTTTGTTAATTTGTGTTTTTTGAGATGATGGTTGAATAGCAATGCACCCTTCACAGCAATCGGTGTAGACTTCTTGTAAATACTTGAAGAATCAGAATATTCATTTATTCCATTACATCCTCTTGGGAATGCAACTGCTTCTACTGGTGAAGTAATAAATTGATTTTTAAATTCATCTTTAAAAGAAATCAAAGTATCTTCATCTGAATTCATAATAATATGAATTGCTTTCTTCAAACCATCACGGACAATTTGTGGAGTTGAAGAACGGGTTGTTTCAATACCCATGATCTTCATCTCTGGTTCTTTCAGAAGAACATTGTCTTCACCCATCATCACATTCAACATGTATCGCTTCTTTGCAGTCCAGATACCCTTACTGGAGATAGACTCACGCTTCATATGCATTTTTTGATCATATGCATTCATGATTTTTGCAAGTTCATTATACTTCTTTTCAATAAATGGATTGATGATCTCATTACACGCTTTGTCCAAGAACTTAACTACCTTCTCATTATCAGGTACATTACCCTTGAAAGACTTCTCTACTAGTTTATCGAGACAGAGATAAACAGAGTCTGTATCTGATGCAATAACATAATCAACTCCTGTGGTTCCAATATTCTTGTTCAGGAAAACATTCAAAGCATTCTCAATCCAACGAATAGACAATTGACCAGATACAGTGATTGCTTCTGCAAGATCAAGATCATAATAACGGAAGTATTGATTACCTACAGCACCGAAGGCAGAGTTCAATTGAATCTTTCGAACTAACTGGAAGTTGTGATACTTACTGATATCAAACTTAATTTGCTGCTCTTCTTTCTTGCTCAGATTCTTTTCATTCTTCAACCTACGCTTCGAGTCCAACATCTTCTCCTTGTACATCTTTCGTTCTTTGTACATGGTTTCCATGAGTTCTGCTAGGAATCCCTGCTTGTCTTTCTTGAAGTAGACACCATTTGCAGCCATGCTAAGATTCTTTTCACGAATTGTAGTCTGATGATCTGTTAGTTGTAGGAACTGCTTCTTAGATTCTTCGCTGTTGGGATATAGGACATCTTCTGGTCGAAGAGTTCCACGCTTACCCATTTCATGCTTCATCTCGGGTGAGATGTTATACTGCATGATAAGATGTGGATAAAGAGAATCCAAGTCGAAGGATACAATCCATTTATGCATACCAACTTGTGGTTCCTTCACATATGCACCAACGAATGCAGTATCCTTCTCTTCAATATTCTTCTGTGGAATTACAATCTTCTTTGCATTCAAATAATGATAGATGATTGTATCCCAAGTTCGAACTTGAGAAAACACATCAACTAGATTTACTTTTGCAGAATACGCAAGAGCGAGAGCGAGTTCAAGAAGTTTAAGTTTCTGTTCAAGTTTAACTACTAGATCAACATCCTTCACATTATACTGAACGAACTTCTGAAAGTCTCGTGTGTACATGTCAAGAATACCATCGAATCCCTCGAACGATGCTTTCTTCTCACCAAGTTCTGCATATGAAATATGATTGAGACTGTAAGACTCTTGAGTTACGAATGTAAACTTC